TAATAATAACCTTAGTTTCTTTACCCGATGTCACCACTGGATATGTCGCAGTATAGAATTCCTCTGCATTTTCTACGAATGCAAACTCATCGAGGTATAGTAGGTTGATTGAAAGACCACGAATTGAACTTGAAGATGTTGCGGCCGCTACTAGTTTACTATCATTCGCAAACTCAATCGAACCTTTGTTCAAAATCTTAACACCTGGCTGTAAGAAGAACGGAACTGACTCTAACATAGTCACGATACGAGAAACCATCTCTCGTGCGATAGCACCCTTGTTAGCGAGGATTGCTACGGTGACTTCAGGATGGAATAATAGATACCATATTAGGTATGCACATGATGTAATTGACTTACCTGACTGTCTAGATGCAAGAACTACGTTGAATCTGTTATCATCATAGTGTTGGATTAATTCTTTTTGATACCCACGGAGTTTAAACTTAACCATACCCTCATCGAGTGAGATGACCTGACAATAGTTTTCAATGAAGTGTGTGGGGTCTTTTGAACACTTAATGTATTCATTTAACTCTTCTTCAGTATACTGGATATCAATTCCAGCTTTCTTGATAAGGTTATTACCTAGATACCCTTCATTCTTCGCATCAGTCATTATTCTTTGTTTTTCTTCAAGTATTTCTGTAAATCTGAAGTGGAACCCACATATAGATGATTGTGTTGTGTTTTTAGATTTGGGTTTTCTGCTTCCAGTTCTTTGACTTTCTTTTGTAAGTCTAGGAGTTTCTCTGCAGTATCCCCAACCGTTTTTATAAGTTGTCCTGCGACCTCATAAGCACGTGGATGTTCGGTTTCCTTGCATAGGTCAAGTATCCCATCAATCGCATCCTGACCCCTCTCTACGAGGTTGTAGAGGGTCTCTCGACCATACTTGTAGTCGTTGTCTACTGACTCTGCACGTTGAAGTGCAGGTAGTTTAACTACTTTGGTTTCTTTTTGTATACTAGTTCCGATATCTAGGATATCATCTAGTTTTGAATCAATATCTTTTGCCATAATTTAACTCGCATCTTCAGTCTGATTGTCTGCAAATGTTGAACCAGTACCGTCATCATAAAAATTTACCGTTTCTGCAACTACGAAAGTATCTTCAGGGTCTACAGAACCTACAAACTTAAGTGTTGTTTTCTTCGTAAGTGTAATTGCACTTGATAATACAACGGTTAGTTTATTACTTGCAATACTAGAAATTGTAGGATTCGTTGCATTACCTGTATCGAACACTTCGTCTCCAACACTTATAGAACTATTTATCGCACTTTCAAAGGTCACTGTTGTACCCGAACTTTGTGCGTTTGCAACCTCTCCGAATGCAGGTTCGTAGTGTTTAACCTCTTTAACCAGTCCTGACTCATCTATTGCAGTCGTTGAGAATCCTTTAGTGACTGAAGGGTTAACATATGTTCTTTCAATAACATTCTTAATAATCTTACCACTGTAGATTGGGCCAAAGAAGTATATTTTCATATCGAATGTAAGTGTATGTTCTATAACACGTCTTTCGGTAAACTCTCCTTCATAAGTGTCCGTCATTTCTACACCTGTAAGTGTAATGGGTACATCTCTTACTTCACTCATGTCATCAATCATTTTCATAGACACTGTATATTCGGGTTGGAAGTAAGGAATTATTTGTTCTACGATTTGAAGTCCGTCTGAAGCTTGTTTCGCAAGAACACTAAGTGTAAAACTGATTGTATATGGCGCAGGTGCGTACTGGAACCCTCGGTTTGATTTATCTGCGTTTAGTCCACCTTTAGAAGTCTTGATTAATTTGTTTTGTTGTCTATCTGCATCATACTGGAATCCTGTTATTTCAAATGCAAGTCTAGGTAGACTGATTGCACTTCTATTATTATCACTTAGACTCGATTCTTCATTCAGTCTCGCTAACCACTTTTGTTTTGGGCCATAGGATATGGGGACTATCTGTTGTGCAAGAACAGTACCGTCTGATTTGATTTTTTTGATATAGATATTATTAAACAATGTACCAAAGATAGATACACTTCGTTTAATCGTCTCATGATAAAAGTGAGTACCGAACATTACTGGTTATCCTCGATGTATGTTCTCAAGTCTCCAACCGTTTTCAATTGTTCTGCATCCTCATCGGGAATCTCTATTCCAAACTCCTCTTCAATTTGCATGACTACTTCCACGATGTTTAGTGAGTCTGCACCCAAGTCTTCCACAAAGTGTGAATCCTCTTTTACTAATTCTTGGTCGCAACCAAGTACTTCTGCAATTATTTTTTCTATCATTATGTCACCTCACCGAATGGGTTTGTTTCTGAGAAATCTAAGTATCCATCTGCTTTTGTTTCGAAGTCCAAGTTATCTGCAGCTCCGTCATTACCCATGGTCATGACATCCACAATACTTGAGATTGTATGTGATGCACTTCCGTCTGCACCGACAAGTACATCTCCGACAACAAGTGTCTTAGTGTTATCTCTAATTCTTAAGTTTCTAGTAGTAGGATTCCAAGATATTACTTCTCCCACTACAACACTACTTAGTGTAATATTTTCATTGTTTACATAGTTTCCTGAACCACCAGTCGCCATTGTTAAGTCTATGTAGTATGCTTGTTCGTCTTCTATTAAGTCAATGTCCGTGACATTGGTATCGAAGTCTTCTCCACTGTACTCGAACAATTCACATTGTAATTTGAATACAAAGAGTTTACCTACCTGATAGAATGGATTTTCATGTTCTACAAATTTGATTTCGAACATTGAACCACTCATAGGGAAGTGTATTAAATCTCCCTCGTTAGGTCTTAAAGATGTTGCAAGGTTTGAATCTAGTGAGATGAATCTTTCCCAACTTCTGAGTGAGATTACGAAAGTTGCAGTATCCCGAACTGAGACACCAAACTTAGACATTAAGTCTCCTTCACCCTCAAATCCTTCTGTATTTTCAATATACATATCCACTGAGTATGCATCACCAAACCTAGATTGTACGTCTTCGTTAAGGATTGTGTCCTCTTCTACAACTTCTCTAGGTAGATAGAAACACTCGTGTCCATACATTCGTAAGGATTCAACAACCAAATCTTCATAAAGATGTTGTTCAGTGTTTACTGCGTGATTGAAAAATACGTTAGTCGCCATGAGGTTATCCCATCATGTCCATAACAGGCATTTCGTAATTTAACCTTGACTCTTCCTCTAGTTTTGTTCGTTCTTCTAATGCTTCAGTCATCATACGTTCTGCATCAAGTGTCACTCCGCCTGGAAGTGCGATACCACCAAATTTAGATAGGTTTTGACCCCATTGATACTTGACCAATTGTGTTGCATATTTTTTTAACCACATATCATTGTAAACATCTGTCATGTCTGTAGGGTCTATTTTTCTATAACATTCTATGATAATCCACTCATCTGCAGTCAATTTTGATGCATTGTAGTCAATGTACAGTCTATTAGAATGCATATTAAATCTTATAGGTATCTGACCCACTAACATTTGATTAAGTAATGCAAGGTGTGATTGTACTTGTGAGTAGTACATTACACTAGTGGATGTTAAATCCCACAAGTCATTTAGTCTAAGTTGATACTGAATATCAAACATATTTGCTTGAGTTCCACTTGAGAAAGGGAATAAGTTAATTACCGAAAGAACGTGTTCAGGTAGTGTCAAATAATTCTTACCTTCTCCGTAAGTTTGGTTTGCAATCGCCTGTGTTCCAGTTGTCGCAGCTGCGTGTGTTTCGTTAGTCTTAAACGAATCAATCTCTGCTTGAGTAATTTGGTGTTTTAGATAGGTTTTAATACTTCCATCGTAGTGAAATTCACGAAAATATTGCAGTGCTTCATCGACCCTGTCGTCCATTTGGTCGTCATCGATGTTAATTTCTACAACAGGAGCTCCTAGAGCTCTTTTGATGTAGTCCTTGAAGGTTGCCTTTGAATTAGGTGATGCCATAATAGTATTCCAGTAGTAATAATCTTAACTACTACTATTTATACCATTTGGGAACCTATTCTTGGAAGTAGGTCTTAGATTGGAGTCTGTCTATTTTTTCGTCAATTCTTTCGATTGCATCCAACATACGTTGAAAGTCTTTTTCCACTTGGTCTCGTGTGACATAATCTTTAGCAACCTCTTCTCTAGTTCTATTGATTAGTATACTTAATCTTTGTTGTTCCGCTAGAATGTTCCTAACGAAGAATCCCAGTGGGACGGCAACGAGAGTTAAAATGAGATTCCAAATGATGTGAGCGTCTAGTACAATTTCCATAGTACTATTTAGATAATCTGACTATCTAATTAGGGCTCCATTTTCATCTAAATCAAACAATAATTCATTCTTATCCCAATCTTTTACATGACCTTTATTTGCATCAGGGGTTTTGTATGTCACTGATGTATTGAAGGAAATACTATATCTTTCCTTGTCGGTTGAATTAGGTTCAACCATATGCATTGCACCACTCGGAAACAATATACACTCACCAGTATAAGGTTCAAAAGGAATTGAAGTCGGTGTTCTTTCACTATGTGGAAAATCTGCAGCTACTTTTAGATGTGTATCAATCATAGATATACAACCCTCATCACCTTCTGCATGAATATATAATACTCCACTATACCAACAACCATTATGTAAATGTGGCGCATTCCAAGCACCCTTATCGTTGATATTTGCCCAAGAATTAGTAATCCCTATTTCGCAAACGTTAGGGTCTAATCCATGAAAAGGTAATACTTCATCATTAAAAAAGGTAATAAGTCTATTCATACACTTTTGGAAAGTTGGATTACTCTCACATCCGTCATTAGATTGCCAACCAGTGTACTGATTAGAAAGGTGTCTACCTATTGGGTCTCTACGTCTCATAGCGTCCATCTCATCTCTGAGCATTTTACTATATTCCATAGAGTATCCTCTAGATGGGTCTAAACTCTCTTGATTAAAATTTCTATGAAAAAGATAGGTAGGAAATATTGCTCTAACTGCCATCGTGACCGTCCCAATTCAAGTCTGTCATACTTCTTTGTTTGTCTTTAAAATCCATTTCTAGTTGTACCTCACTGGTATTTGAAGTATTTAGATGTTCAAATTCAGGTTTCATTTTACCTGTTGTTGGGTCGAATGGACAACCTTCCATATCCTCTTTGAAGTCTTTATGTTTCGGAGTCCATATCTTACCCCTCTTATATGGGCCTGCTTTCTGCAGTGCATCTGCGAGACCTGTTCTAGATAACTCGTCCATAGTTTTATTTTCACTTTCTGAAGTGTATTTTGACAAGTTTTCTACATAATCTTTATGTTCTTTGACTGTATATGTCGCAACCCACTCTTCTCTTTTATAAGGAATAAGTTGACAAATAGGCGTACCCTTTGTTATAACAAAGGAATGGTCTACCTTGGGGTACAAGATAATTTGTGAATTGTCTTTGTTTACATTAAACTTATCAGTATCAATAATACCTTGAAATGTTGCAAAGTAGTCGTTTTGAAATAGAAAGGGGTCTAAGTAAAAACAAGAATAGCCTGGTGGTGTTGTAATGCACCATGGATTTGACATTTTAAATGCATCCTTCATTGGTGAATCAGATTTAGACATATAATTAAATGCATCGTGCATCTGAACTGTAGGATGTGTTTGAGATGCGTAAGGGGAATGTTCGGTTTGAACAGTATCTTCGGTATGATAATATCTTGAATTATCATCCTCTTCTGTCACACCGTTTCTTACATATAAATCTCTATTCGCAACAATAAGATATCCTGATGATAACCAGTCTTGCATTGCTGGACAAGAACGAATTGTTTTATTAATTATACCATTTACAACTTCTGCAACTTTAGCCTTCTTCCACCATTCGGGTTGAATAGATTTTGCAAGAACTGGTCTAAAGTTCTGTACCGTTTCTTTACTATATGTATGAAAGTCTATCGTCGGCATGATAATTTTCTCCCTCGTCTTCAAGTCTCACTTCATCACCACGAATTACTAAAGACCGTCTATCCATGAATCTTGCTGATGGGTCGGGTGCATCTGCACCGTGTGGTATTCTACCATCGAACATTATTAATCTGTTTGGTTTGAATTCTATTTCACCTATTTGGTGGTTTCTGATATGTTCTTCTCTTCCATCTAAACCTGCTTGTGGTTTATCATATAATCTCAATGTTCCGCCCCAAGAAGGAGTCCAATATCTATTAGGATAATATAAAAAAGATAGATTCCACTCATCTTCGAACTTACAATCCGTATGAGTAGTTCCCTGTAAACCTTGTGTTTGTGAATTTAAACCTGCATATTGAAACCTTACCCACTTAAATCCAAACTCTGTTTGCAATCTTCTATCGAGATATCTAGTAAACCATGTATCTTCAATATTTACATCTCTGTCCCTTCCATAGTTATTTCTAAAGAAAGTTGCACCCCAAAATTGATGATGAGGAAGTCCTGTAGATGAACCACTGTTTACTTGATTGGTTTTACTCCAAATATTACTTACCGAAATCATATTATCAAAATGATGATGTAGGGGTTGAGCTAACCAATTATCTAATACATAAACCTTTGTTAAAGGTAAAGTCTCTAGTTTAAATGGTTCGTCTAGATAAACGATTTCCATTTTTATCCTTGATGGTTGTGAGGATGGTCGGGTAAGCTTGTTGGAGTAGGGATATGCATACTATATTCTTCTATCTGTTTTAAACTATCTTCACGAGTCGCTTTGATTTCTGCACATATTTGGTCTAGTATATTATATACTGCATCACCGTATTCCATAACTCTTCTTGCATTAGACCTATGTGGGTGATTAGACCCCTCTCTACCTGCAAAAGTGACTTCTCCTAAATCTGAGAATCCGTGCATCTCAACTGACTCCCCTAAAAATTCACCAACTTGGCCATTTAACTTAGCCATGAGTTGGTTGTTTAGATTTGTTCCCATAGGTGGTTCTGAGTTTGCAATATACTGTTCAACCATTTCCTTTTCTGCATCGGTTAATTCAACTTGAGGTTGCATATCAAAATTGACCTCACTTTCCCATTCTAGAATTTTGACCTCAATGTCATCATATACTAGAACATCATATTCAAACCCTAATTCAGGTCTGTCAACGTTTTGAAATTCATATTCTAAACCATTAGGTTTTCTTACAAAAAGATTCCCATCTTCAGTAAATACTAGTGCGTTTTTTGTCATTATATTTAATTGTCCACTGTTCATAATAATTTTCCTATATTCCTTCTATTATACCATATTGTTATATGATGTCCTAGATGTTTTTGTACTTATTGTACACTTCAAGGTTATTTATAGACCCAAAATCCATCCCATCTATCCATGGGCCTCCTCTAGTGTAGTGTATCCCTGTATAATCCCACTTCTCTTCAGGGTTATCATACCCCTCAACAAAGATGTATTTCTGAGGTATTTCGGATATTGCATCAGTCCATTCAAACTGATGTAGTTGTTTTCCAGTCCAAGTGTTCACCACTTCAGGTGTTAACTTCTTACAGTCTTCATGACTGTTGTTGAAAAACATCATTGATGACCATAGTTTGCATGGATAGTCTATGTTAACTTCTCCGTCAAACTTAGTTGCATCATGTTCGTAATGTGGGTATTTGATACACGCAACTGCATCATCAGGATTTAGATAATAGAACATAGGTAGTAATGACTTAGTAAAAATGAAATCATTATCTACGAATAAACTGAATCCTTCATAGTTCTCTAAGTGTGGTATAAGGAATCTACTGTATGTAAATTCAGTACTTTGATTTGCGTACTCCCTATTATAATCGGGAAGTTTAGAAATGTCAAGCATTTTAATCGTAGGAGAATACTTCATGTATTCTTCTCCATAACCTCTAGAATGTGCATCCTGTATAGTTGCTCTAATAGATTTTTCGCATACTTGTTCAAGGTCGTTCATTGTACTGTCATAACCGATGTAGATTGTCAATGGTTTCCCTGCAGAAAGGTCATAGACTTTTTTGTTAAACTTAAAGACATCATCTCTAAATCCAAGTTCTGCTAAATCTGTTTGCCATTCTATTACACCTCTGCATAATAAGAACGAAAGGTTTTTATGTCTATCCCTTTCACCCAGTTTTCTTCCCCAATAATCCAAAACCTCTTGGAACGATGTATTTGGAAAGTCTTCTAGTTGTCCAGTCTTATCCCATATCATACACTCCATATCATCATCTTCCATTTCTTCAAAGATGCAAGAACGAACAGAGCCTGGATGTATTACTAGTTCCATTACATCCCCATATGGATTGTCTGTATAACCCTGAATTGGTGCCCAAAGACCTTCTTCTATAATACTCTGAGTCAACCAGTGTGCCTTTGCACCATGGTAATAACAAGAACCTAGAGTTTCCATCATTTGAGGGTCGTTTTTTTCTTCAGGTCGTATATTGTAAACAACATCAGTGATGTTAGACTCTTCTCCATTAATTAGAAAACCGAATCCTGCATGATTTCCTTCCATCTTTAAACTTGTATGACCATGATGTAAAAACCTATGATAGGGTAATGACTTGTTGCGTAAACCATTGAAACCCTTGAACTTTTTATCTTTTCTTAATTGAAGTGTATCACCCCACTTAAAGATTTTAAGGGGCGGAAGAATCTCATTGAACATCCACTCCATAATTTCATATGAAGGGTCATGTGTCTCACCAATCATTAAAGACCCAAGATGGAGTGTATCCATGGTTTCTTTGGTGATTTTAGATTTTGCTTGTTCTAAAGATGTGATTTTTTCTAACATAATATAGTTCCTTGTCAATATTTAGGGGGTTAAAAAAAGGACTCTGATGAGTCCCTTTTTATTAACTTGTGACTGGTGTTGCAGGCCATTGTTGAGATAATGTGTTATCCCATCTAATGACTGGTGTTTGACCTGTTCTTGCATATGTCCCAGGCTGTCTATTCTGATATGTGAATGGAGTCTGACCTTGTCGGGCGTAAGTTCCTGGCTGTCTATTCTGATATGTGAATGGAGTCTGACCTTGTCGGGCGTAAGTTCCTGGCTGCCTATTTTGATATGTGAATGGAGTTTGTCCTTGTCTCGCATACGTTCCTGGCTGTCTATTTTGATATGTGAATGGAGTTTGTCCTTGTCTCGCATATGTTGTAGGTTGACTAGCAATATATGGATATGGATTTTGTCTATTCGCAATATAAGGTTGCTGTGCAGATACAGGATTCCTATATGTGAACGGAGACCTATTCTGATATGTAAACGGTGTTTGACCCTGTCTAGCATACGTTGTAGGTTGACTAGCAATATATGGATACGGATTTTGTCTATTCGCAATATAAGGTTGCTGTGCAGATACAGGGTTTCTGTAAGTGAACGGAGACCTATTTTGATATGTGAATGGCTGTCTTGCATTTGCGATATATGGTTGTCTCGCATTAGCAATATACGGTTGTCTCGCATTCGCAATGTATGGAACACGATATGTATATGGGTTTCTATATGTAAATGGGTTTCTTCCTTGTGCTATATAAGGTTGTTGTCCATTTGCAGGGTAAGTTGCAGGATATGGAACTTGATAAGTAAACGGTTGCCTTGCGTTTCCTATTGATGGAGACCTTGCATTGCCTATTGATGGAGCCCTTGTATTCCCGATTGATGGTTGTCTTGCGTTTCCTATAGGCATTATTTCTTGCCTCCACCGTTATGAACTAATACACCTTCTGCAAAGTATGTTTTAGTATTCTCAACTGTTGATAAATGATAAACCGTAGCAGTTCCGTTTTCTGTTATGGACTTAACTGTCACACCATGTTCTTCTCTTGTGAATACTTCATCTCCTACTTCGAGTTCTCCACTTAATTCTATTCCACCCCAATCAAATTCTTTTAACTCAATATCACACTCTTCCTGATTTGCGTATTTCCATCCTGAATCAGTGTGTATTGGATGTCCACCAGTGACACCTAGTGTTCTTCCGTTTGATAATTCTACGTTGAAAACTTTTATGTTTTCTCTTGGTATCATAGTCTGCATAACATTCTGAGGTGTTAACTTCATAGTATCGAAATCAAATGTCATTACTGAATCCCCTACTACAACATCTTCAATGTTAGTGTAAGTGTTGTTTGCCATCCAAACTTGAGTTCCAGCAATGAAACACCCACCACCGCCACCATAAAAAGGAATATAGTATGTATATGGAGTTTGGAAATCGTATGTATACGGTGTTTGAATGTTAAACGTATAAGGTGATTGGATGTTAAACGTATAAGGATTCTGTCCATTTGCAGGATATGTTGCAGTGAACGATACCTGATAAGTGAATGGACTCCGAGCATTAAATGTAAATGGTTGTTGAGCACTACTAGGTGACTGAGCATTCGCAGGATATCGTGCATTATAAGTGAACGGTGTTCTTGCGCTATATGTGAACGGTGTTCTTGCGTTATATGTGTAAGGTGTTCTTGCGTTCGCAATATACGGTTGTTGAGCACTTACAGGACTTCTATAGGTAAATGGACTCCTGTTTTGATATGTACTAGGTGTCTGACCTTGTCTTGCATATGTTGTAGGTTGACTAGCAATATACGGATATGGTTGCTGAGCAGATGCAATATATGGTTGCTGTGCCGATACAGGACTTCTATAGGTAAATGGAGACCTATTCTGATATGTAGTAGGTGTTTGTCCTTGTCTTGCATATGTTGTAGGTTGACTAGCAATATACGGATATGGTTGCTGTGCATTAGCAATATATGGAGTCTGACTGTTCGCTATATACGGATACGGTTGTTGAGCAGCTGCAATATATGGAGTCTGACTGTTTGCTATATACGGATACGGTTGTTGTGCGTTCGCAATGTACGGACTTTGAGAGGCCGCAATATAAGGATACGGTTGCTGAGCATTCGCAATATAAGGTGTTTGACTATTCGCTATATACGGATAAGGTTGTTGAACTGAACTCTGACCTGATGCATTATTCCACCCTGAAGGGGTTTTAACATAAATCTGTTCTGCAGCTTTCCAAGTCGTTCCACCAGTCTTTACCCATGCACCCTGTGTGGCATTCCAACCTGTAGGTGTTTTAACGTGTTGTTTTCCTGTAGCCATCTATACTGCCTTATAAAGAGTGTGTATTATTATCAAGGTATTTATACCCCACTATTAGGAGTACAATACCCACAAATCACCAACAGCACCTGCACCACTTGTAGGAGCAGAAGTACTTTGGTAAACGTTTCTCGCAGTTCCACCAGCATTAGTTGCATTCGTAATGGTTATAGCACCTGATGCTATCGTACCTAATGATACGTTTGAACCACTTTGATACTTCGCATCTAGTGTTGTTTGCAAACTATCGACATTTGCAATTGTGTGGTTGTGAGAATCATCAGCAACTGTTGCTGTGATTGTAATGTTTCCAGTTCCATCAAAAGATGCAGAACCTGAAGCATCACCACCTAAACTTATTGTTCTTGCAGTTGCAAGAGCAGTCGCTGTAGCAGCATTACCTGTTGTCGAACCCGAAGAACCTGAAGTATTACCAGTCACATTACCAGTGAGGTTTCCTTCAAATGTTCCTGCAACAAATTTTTCTGAACCCACTGTCCATTCATCTTCTGATTCATCCCATAATAGAGATTTAGTTGCACTTGCACCTCTTAATACTGAGAAACCAGTATCTTCTGAAGGTGTTCCTGCAGTGAAGTTTGAATTAAGTACAATGATATTATCAGCAAGGTTAATTGTTTCTGAGTTAACTGTAGTTGTTGTTCCACCAACTGTAAGGTTTCCTGTCACGGTTAACGCATCGTTAACTGTCACAATACCTGTTCCGTTTGCAGTCAAAGTTAAGTTAGTATCTGCACTTCTTGATTCGATTGCATCTACGTCAATTGAGTTTGAGAATGCAATTGCATTTCCGTCTGAAGATGAAATTGCCTTACTAGCAGTAATCTGCATTGGGCCTTTCACTTCAACTTGTCCAGTACCAGTTGGACTTAACTCTATATCACCTGAACCACTTGTTGATACTGCGACATTTTGGTTAGCGTCTGCAGAAATCGTGATAGTACCTGAGTTATCTTCAACAACTTTTTGACCATTAACATATAGTGACCCTGGCCCGATATAGACATCTTTCCATTGTTTCGCAGCTGAACCTAAGTCATAAGTGTCATCTGCACTTGGTAAGATATTACCAGTGACATCTGAATTACCAGTTAATGTGACCCCTGCGAATGAAGGTTTAGCTGAAGTTGCAACTGATTGTCCTATTGAGACTGCTGTTCCTGAAACTGCAACACCTGTTCCTGCTGTCAATGTTGTTATGTTTGCACTACCGTCAAAAGAAACACCTTGGATTGTTCTTGCAGTTGCAAGTGCAGTAGCTGTATCAGCATTTCCTGTTGTATCTTGGTTAAGTGTACCGACTACTAAGTCAATATCACCTGTCGCATCTTGATATGTAGCAGTAATACCTGTTTCGGTATTAGTTGTTGTGAACATTGCTCCAACTGTATCTTGAACAACTTCTGATAGGTCAATATTACCTGTTCCGTCAAATGATACACCGTGAATTGTTCTTGCAGTTTCTAATGCAGTAGCTGTAGCGGCATTTCCTGAAGTATCAACTGTACCAGCAGTGTTAACACCTGGCAAGTTAATATTTGCAGAACCGTCAAATGAAACTCCACCGATTGTTCTTGCAGTTGTTAAAGTAGCTGCAGAACCTGTAGTATTTTGGTTAAGTGTAGCAACTGTAAAATCAAGTGTATTATCAGCGTCATCATATGTGACAGCGATGCCTGATTCAGTATTTGAACCAACCATTCCACCAACAACATCTGCAACTCTTTCAGATGTGTGGAATAAGTTTGTTGACCCTTCTGTTATATCGTCCGAGTCACCAGTTAGTTCACTTAATGCATCAGCAGTGTCTACTTGTGCATCTACATATGCTTTGATTGATTCTGAAGATGAAAGTGTCGTTGCACTTGCACCTGACATTGTGTCTGAGTCTAATATTGCAACATCAATAACAATAGTATCTGCACTATCGTCATACGTTGCAGTTGCACCACCAGTAGCACTTACGATACCACCAATCTTATCTGCGATTGCTTCGTTTACTGCAGTTCCAACTCCACCAGCGACCAAGTCACCTGATGAGTTAATTACCTCTACACCACCAACGGATAGACCGTTCTTTACGTTAAAATTCTTTTCTCCTGCCATTAGATTGTGCCTCCGTCAATTCCCACGTTTGCGAGAGTTTTAGCTGCCGTTGCATCTGCTAAGTGAGTATCAACCCTTGAAGTTGAAAAGTAAACATTTGATGAACCTTCAGAAAGGTCATCCGTGTCTAGTGTCGATAAAGCAGCAGCTGCTAATTTACCTGAACTATCTATTACATCGGTTGTACCTACTTTAAGTCCATATTCTATAACGAATTTATTTTGAGTTGCCATGGATTTATCCTATTATAAGTGGGTTTATTATAAACTATGCAATTATTTAGTTATTTGAAGTGTTGGAAAACACCATTATGAAGAAGAAACCGAAATTAATTTCAATAATTAAGACTCTAACGTTGCTATTCTAGTTTCTAGTGCATCAACTAATGTTTTGAGCTCTTGCAATGCTTTGACTGTATGTGAAAGTAGTCCTATAGTGTTAATTGATTTACCACTACCCTCAACTTCTACATCATATGCATCTCCGAGAACCTCATTAGGGAAGATTGTCTCAACCTCTTGTGCAACAAAACCTGTTTGGTCATTTCTAGAAACTGCGTTCTTCCAATCGAATGTGACTGGATTCAATTGCATGACTTTTGCAAGGTCTCCATTCGGTATACTTACTATGTTTTCTTTTAAGTTTTGGTCTGAAGTGTCGTTAAAGTTTCCGTCCATTTCACCTGAAACTTTTAACTTAAACCAGTCATCTGAAGACCAAGATGTTTGGTCACTGATTGCAAATTTAAAACTAGCAAAACTATTACTACTTTGTGAAGATACTTTAATACCCATTTCAGCATTGTTTGTTCCAGTCCTACCTATCTTCATTCCTGTATCAGCACTATTAGAGGTTCTTACATACATACCAAAATTATCAGCACTGGTCGCAGGTCTAACATAGAAACTCTTATCAGTATCCATTAAAATACCAGTTGAACCCGACTTCTCAACGATAAACTGGCCTGGTGTGTTGAGCATTAAACTACTTCCGCTTGCACGAACATTGTTTGTAGAATTACCACCGAATGCACCACCAGTACTAC